GGAAGTACTGGTTCAACTGGAAGTTATTATAATCAAAATGGGATTTTAAATACTAATAATACACCATTACATAACGCAAATTTAGTAGCATTGGATGTTGTTTTTGATGGAGGAAATGACAATTCTGCTGTGGCTGCTGCTAATGTAGCTTCTACCAGAGAAGATTGTTTGGCATTCATAGGAAATAAACAATTAATTGTTTTTGATCCTAATGATACTGTTAGTGGTTATACTTTTCATACTAGAGATTTTGGAGTTACTGCTGGTAGTCGATATGTTTGCTTTTTTGCTGGTCGAAAAAATTCATTAAATGATGTTTCTGCTGGAACTAATCCTCCTCTAATAAAGACAACTCCAGGATCAGATGCAGCAGGATGTCTTGCTAGAACATTCAGAACATCCAATCCTTGGAATACTCTTGCTGGAACTGTACGAGGAAGAGTATTAAGTGCAGTTTCTTCAGAACAGACAATTTCTGAATTACAAGCAAATCAATTATTGTCTGGTGGTGTAAATCCAATTATTACAATTAATGGTTTAGGAACAGTAATAATGGGTAATAAAACTGGATATATTAATAATATATTACCTTTCAGAAATATTAATACTATAAATTTAATTGTTTATCTAAAAAAACAATATAAAAACACATTAGATAAATATCTTTATGAACAAAATAACGAAGAAACTAGATTAAATATAATAAATTCAATAAAACCAATTATGAATAATATTTTATCTTCTGGTGCAATATTGAGTTTTACATTAACTTGTGATTCTACAAATAATACAAGTAGTATTATATCTGCTGGTAAATTAGTTTTAGATTTAATTATAACACAAGCAACAACTGCAGAGACTATAGTAATTAATTTTATTATTGATGCTAGCATATAAGGAGTAAATATGGCAGATAATACAACAAATAATCATATATCGGAATTTATTAAAGGATTTGGCGGAGGAACTAGATCAAATAGATTTGTTGTTGCTGGAGAACTCGGAGGACAAAAAACAAAATTAGGAAACTTAAGTGATAATAAAATTTATATAAGATCTACTACTATTCCCTCGTCTAATATTGCTCAAATACCAATTAATTGGAGAGGAAGAACAGTAAATTATCCAGGAGATAGAGCATATACACCGTGGCAAATAACGGTGTTGGATGATAAACCAAGCGGCAAGGACAAGCTTTTTGAAGCATTTCATGCTTGGAGTAATAATATAAATGATCACGGAACTAATGTCTCTAATCAGGTAGATCCAAAAGATCATTTTAGTACTGATTGGACTATATCTCATCTAGATACTAATGGAAATACTATTGGTCGTAAATTTATATTAAAAAATTGTTGGCCAGTTACCATTGGTGAAATTGCCCTAGATATGGCATCTGATAATACACTTGTTAGTTTTGGTGTTGCTATAGCGTTTAGTCATTTTGAATATGAAAAGATAACTTAAAATTGAGGATATAAATATTATGGAATTAGAATTATTTGGTTTTACTATAGGCAAAAAAAAGACGCAAGAAATTGCTCCAGTAAATCGTGACGTCATTACTCCTGACTCATATGACGGATCTTATGTCTTAGAAACAGGAGGAGTGTTTGGAACATTTGCTGATTTTTCTGGAAATGCCAGAGACGAAAATCAGTTAATTACTCATTACAGATCAATGGCATTACATCCAGAAGTAGATGCTTCTATTGAAGATATTGTTAATGAGTCTATAGTTTTAGATCAGGACAGAAAACCTATTAAACTAGATTTAGATAGGGTAAATCTTTCTGAAGTTATTAAAACAAAAATTTATACTGAATATAATCATATATTAAAACTTTTGGATTTTTCTAATAAATCTCATGATATTTTTCGCCGATGGTTTATTGATGCTAAAACCTTTTATTATAAAAAAATTGATAAAAATGATATTCGAAAAGGTATTATTGAATTAATTCCTATTGATCCAATTAAGATTAAAAAAGTTAGAAAAGTAGAAAAGGATAAAACTATCTATGGAGGAGCAGCTCCATTTAGTCCAATAAAAAGTATTCAGGAATATTATGTTTATACTGATACAGATAAGGAAGCAAACTTCCCAACAAATCCAACAGGATGGAAAATTGCTCCAGATACTATAGCTTATGTTCATTCGGGGATTATCGATTCTACAACTAAACGAGTTGTTGGGTATTTACAAAAAGCTGTTCGTCCTTTAAATCTTCTTCGTCAAATCGAAGATGCTGTAGCCATCTATCGAATTTCTCGTGCACCAGAACGACGAGTATTTTACGTAGACGTAGGTAATTTGCCTAAACAAAAAGCAGAACAGTATCTTCGTGAAATCATGAACCGATATCGTAATAAGACTATTTACGATCCTCAAACTGGCGAAATCAAGGATGAGCGTAATCACATGAGCATGTTGGAAGATTACTGGATGCCTCGACGTGAAGGTGGTCGTGGCACAGAAATTAGCACTCTTGATGGTGGTCAAAATCTTGGTCAGATGGATGATGTTAATTATCTTTTACAAAAGCTTTATAGGGCTCTTGGTGTTCCGTTGTCACGTATGTTGCCTGATGGTGGTTTTAATATGGGTAAAAGTGCTGAAATTACTCGTGATGAAGTTAAATTTAACAAATTTGTTGAGCGTCTACGACAACGATTTAGCACTATATTTTTTGATCTTCTTAAGACTCAAGTAATTCTTAAGGGTTTAATGACCGAAGAAGATTGGAATCGAATTGTTCAAGATATTGGTTTTAAGTTCAATAATGATTCTTATTTTACCGAACTTAAGAATAATGACATTCTTCGTGAGCGTCTAGATATTATTGCTGCGGTAACCCCTTATGTTGGTCGTTTTTTTTCTGCAGAGTATGTTCGTAAACATTTTCTCAAACAAACCGACGAAGATATTATTGAAATTGACGCACAGATAAATAGAGAAACGCAGAAACAAATCGAAGCGCAAGAAACACAGGCATACCAGCAAATGTTAGCAGGAGAAGAGCCAGGTCAGGAAGAAGAAGAACAGCCAGAAGGCGAACAACCACCCCCACAATGAGTACATCAAATAGGCTAGTCGAAATGATTCTTAGGGGTAAACCCGATCAATTTAATACTGTTATTAAGGAGTATTTGAATGATCGAGCTTCTGTTATGATGGAACAAGTCTATCTAGAAGCAAGTAAAAATATACTAAAATTATTAGAACCTATTCAGAATGAATTAAATGAAGTAAAAGAACCAAATGTTCAGTCTTTGGGAGAACAAAGAGATTTTACTGCAGAATCTTCATACCAATTACGAGACGGAGCTGTTGGCATTTTAAACGAATCTCAACAAGATTCCGTAGGTAAACTATATAAAAGTCTAAATACTGATAACAGACAACGTTTAGTTAAATTACTCTCAGAATCACAAGAATCATTTAATCGCATATTAAATTTAGCAAAAATAGAAAGTACTAAAAATGGAAACAAATAATCAAATTCACTCATTTATTCGACTAGTTATGAACGAAAATCTTGCTCAAGCACAGGGAGTCATTCGTGACACTCTTAATGAAAAGTTGAATGCTGCTCTTGATGAAAAGTTTGAAGCTTATGCTCCTGTTATTTTTGAAGAACTAGATCCTGTTGGAGAAGAAGATGAAGATGTTGATAATGATGGAGATGAAGACAAATCCGATGGTTATCTAAAAAATCGTCGTGAGAAGGTTGGTGCTGCTGTAAATGGCGAAGAAGAAACCAATCAATCTACTCAACCAGTTCAAAACTCTATGCCTCAAATTATGCCACAATCTGGTGGTTCTAGTTCTGTTGACTCGGATGGATATTAATTCATGAAGCTAATAACCGAAACATCTCAGGACGTTAAGTTTCTAACCGAAGCCGCTGATGGTGGAGGAAAGAATTATTTCATTGAAGGTGTCTTTATGCAATCAGATACACTCAATCGCAACAAGAGAATGTATCCGACTCAAATTCTTATGAACGAAGCTCGTCGTTATGACCGAGAGTATGTTCAAAACAAGAGAGCATTTGGCGAGTTAAACCATCCAACAAACCCTGTTGTTAATTTGGATCGTGTTTCTCATATTATTTTAGAGTTTAGAAATAGCGGAAAAGATGTTCATGGACGTGCAAAGATCATGGGTACTCCGATGGGAGAAATCGTAAAAAGTCTTATTAACGAAGGAGCTAGTCTTGGTGTATCGACACGAGGAATGGGTTCATTAAATCCAAAAAATGGTTATAGCGAAGTATGCAAAGATTTTACTCTTAGTGCAGTAGATATTGTTGCGGATCCTAGTGCTCCTGGTGCGTTTGTAAACGGCATCATGGAAGGCAAGGAATGGATTTGGGACAATGGAATTTTGGTCGAACAAGAAATTGAACGATATCACAGAGAACTCAAGAAGACTTCGAGTAGACAATTAGAAGCAAAGGCAATTAAACTTTTTGAAAATTTCTTAAA